CTGCGTGACGACGGCCAAGGCGTGTCACGACTAATCCGGAGAGCTGGTCAATCGTTGTATTGGGAATATTGACATTCAGCAGGAACGGTGCGGGAAGCGGATTTTTAATAAAGTTGTCCACAATATACTCAGCGACCTCCGCGGCGGAATCCAAACAGGACCAACCCGAATGCACTTGAGAAAAAGCAAAGGACGGGCAGCCAAATAAAAAGCCTTCCATCGCGGCTGCAACAGTACCGGAATAAAGCACATCGTCGCCCATATTTTGTCCGCAGTTGATGCCGCTTAAAACGATATCGGGTTTTTGGGGGAGTAAACCGGTTAAAGCAATGTGAACACAATCTGAGGGTGTGCCGTTCACAAAGAAAACATTTTCCTGAACCTGACGGGCGGAAAGCGGACGGTTAAGCGTTAAAGAATTGCTGGCGCCGCTGTGATTTTGCTCGGGCGCTACTACTGTGACATTGCCGAATCGGCGAATACGACGAGCGAGTTCCTGAATGCCGGGGGCTAAGTAACCGTCGTCGTTTGAAATCAAAATGTTCATCGCTTCCTCAAAGATAGCCGAAGTGTTCAGCCCTCAATTATCGCGATTTTCCGAGATCTTATCCAATGCCACGCGCGCAGAGCGAGGACCGAATACGGGAAAGTATTTTTGAGGAGCTCCGAAAAGGCAAAAGCCGTAGGCTTACTGAATCACTACGGCTGCCCATCA